AACACCTCCAAATTTCTTCAAGAAGAACGGGTCTTGTATATGTCGAAAGACATGACCTTCTTCTTCATATTCCCATACAAATTCGCCATTTATGTCTCCTGTGTAATAGGACATCTTTTAATAGGACGTATTTATTTCTATGTATTCAATTTTACTATTATTTCAAGTATTTTTGTGTAGAACAAGTATGGAATGTACGATATGTTACGAAATGTTTCTTACACCTAAAACGAAAAGAGAGTTTGTACAAGTATTTAATGAACTTGTACAAAAGAATAAAAATGAGGAGATAGCCCATTTTTTAAATGTACTGATTACACCTAAACATAACAACACCCATACTTGTTCTACACAAAAATGTGAACGTTTGTTTTGTAACGATTGTTGGAATAAAATAAGTAAACGTGAAACCTCAAGTAATCATTCTTTTAGGTGTCCGTTTTGTAGACAAATCGACATAAAGGATAAGTATTTTAACAAACCTCAATATTATTATAATTTATAGTAAAAAATCATTCGATTAATCTTTCGGTTCAAATAAACGACCTTCTTGTCCACATTCACCATGTCGGCGTACGATAGAACAGAATTGGTGATCAATTTTTTGACTCAGTACTATCCCTGTCACTTCATAATTGTCGTCTTCTATCACGATTGGAAACAAGGCACATTTCCCATATTTGGGTGATGAGAAGATATCCTTTTTAAAGTACTTACAATTTATACATAAGTTGGGTTTAAACGCAGAAACGTATGAAACGTACGAAACTATAGTCAATGCCTTCATTCGTATACTTACTAACACGTATTTATATCCTTTAGTATAATGGAACTAGTACCAACCACGCCTGAAGACACTATAAAGGCTGTAACCGAACACGAAGACACTGTAAAGACCGAGAACGAAATCATTGTAAATGCCGTCATTATAAATGAATCCACTGTACCCGAAGAATACCTAGGCGAGATAGATAATTCAAGTGCTATCCTTTCTCATACCTTTCTATTGTCGGGACTCATTATCACCACGGGTATAGTCGTTTGTGTCGTGTTTTATTACATCGTTTAAACTTCGTCTTCTTTGTCATAATCTTCCATCATGTCTTTCATTCTTTTGTAAGTCGAGTAAGAACGACCCAGGAAGGCCAAAAGGTAATACAAAGGCACATTCGTCAATACAAATATGACTCCGTTTTTACTTACATTTTCTATACCATCTTTGTCCTTTTTAATCATGTGTCTGGTTAATATTTTAGAGATGGTTTCACTCTCTTTATCCTCCACGTGAATACTTCCTGTACTCAAAAAGAAAAATAGGTCATTGTACAAGTTGTCTAGATAACCGAGGTCATCTCCAACAGCGTGTGTCATTTTCTCGATAGCTTCGTACAAGGTAAACAGCTGTCCAATCAGGATTTCGCGCTTGTAATCCTTTTCGCAACAAATATCCGGAACAGGTTTGTTCTTGTAATACTGTAGCATTCGATGTTTTAATCCCTTTCTTGTATTGTTTTTTCGATTGTTGGATTTATTCGCGTTCATATAGAGTGAATGAATATTTTAGTTAAACGTATGTTTGTACGGAAGAGTAAGATTTAATGATTACGGTTTAAAATTTTCTTTTGCGTATCCAATGACCGCACACGCGATACGTTTCCCGGCATTTCCTGTACGCAGACTTTCTTCGTCTCCTACACCCAAGTCGTCTTCGTCCTCGTGAAGAATCAGTCCGCGACCGATGATATTACATTTGGTTCCTCGTAAGCGGATACAATCGTCATAGAAGGTGATATGGACTTCCCCCTTACTGTTGGCTTTGACGTTGCCTAAGTCCCCGACATGTCTCTCCCGAGACAAAGGACCACCGTGTTGCGTCTGGTAAGGATTAAAGTGAGCACACATACTCATACATCGGTCTGTCAAGTCACCTGCTTCGTGAACATGAAACCCATGTAGGGTATTGGGTTCAAACCCTTTCAGCTTGACTTTGATTTCTATTCCTTGTTCGCATTCTGTAAAATGAACCGTCCCTTCAATCGTATCGGTAAAGACGGCCACGGCTTTCATTTAAATTGTATGGAATCACTATTTAAATCGATTTATTAAAAATTGACCCTTTCGAAAGCTTCTGTTAGTGAGTAAAAAGAATGGGCCTACTCTACTTTATTCAACCGGCAGAATTGGTCGGCACTACCCGTTACAAAATAGGGCGTTCTTCCAAAAATGATTTGTCTCGTCTGCGTGCCTATCGCGCCGGCACACGAATGATTCTCATCATGGAATGTGACAACGATATTGAAATCGAGGAAAAGCTAATTGCTGCCTTCAATGTTCTCTTTCCGCGTGTAGCGGGAAAGGAATGGTTCGAAGGGAACGAGAAAGACATGCGGACACTGTTTTACGACCTAGTGACGCAATGTGAAAAACGTCCGATGATGGATTAAAATACTTTTTAACATGAATTTATCTTTGTTTTCATTTCTATAAGAGAATATATTCGAATGGCTGGCTCAAACTATTTCACGAACCTATCAGACGCTAGCGCCCATATCATTCTCATCTCTTTTATCGTGTATTTATTCGTCAACCTGTTTGAGAATATGATACACTATAACATTGGTAAATTTAGTAATAAAGAAACAAGACTCGAACTACCTAGTAGAAAAGATTTTATAAAAATAATAGTAGTGATGTGCATATTCGCTCTTCTACAAGGTGTATTGACTGTTTATTTTAATACCTATTTTAAAAAGAGACCCTAATTTCAGCGTAAGTTCGATTGAACCTTACTTTTTATTTAACGCATTTTTATTTAACGCAAGAATAGCCTGATTTCTACTGTTTTTGTATTGTGCGTATCCTAAAAAAGACATTAAATAAAAGAGTGGAACTTTATGTAAGAGTTCCATAATCTTCTCTTTATTCGGGATAATACCTTTCTCTGTCCTTTTCTTGAGGCTATCCCATAATCCCACACCTTCCGTGTTTTTCACTTCCTCCAACATCATTCTGTATCCGATAAACACCAGTAAATCATTTTGTACATAGTCTAAATACTGTTCTTTTTCGAACATAAAATCAGCGATTTCTGTATACAATTTAAAAATATCTTCAATGACCAATTTTCTATCAATATCCTTCTCGCAACAGATGTCTCCTTTTTTTAAGATATAGTTAGTCATCGCCTTCTTCATGGTTTTCCGTATAACTTGTTTCAAATGTTTTGATTGTCTTTTAGGCTGCATATAGTATATTCCTATAAAATCCTAAAAAGGATAAGGAAGAAAATCATTTTAGGATGCTATATCATGAAATGGTCTGTAGTGATAAAATATGGTTTTATCCTATACATCGTTCTGTTTTGTGTGTGCCTATTCCTTATTTCTAGCGAAGATAGGTACATGTATCTCTATAGTCTTCAGCATACTGATTATTTTCTCTGGCATTTATTCAAATTTGACGGTCTATCCTTAACGATATGGGGAACCATAATGTATTTTTTATATATCAATTATTTTCCCATCATCGCGTTATTTATTCCTGACTGGGATAAAGTCTTTCATATACATGGGTCTTTCGATTGTGTACCTTATTCTTTGATGGGAAACAAAGAGTTAACGTATAAGGTTCAATCCAAATTATTTTGGTATCATTGTTTTACGGAAAATGGTATAAAAACGCCAAAAATATATTATCATGTATTAAACGGTTCTGTTATCCCGATACATCCACTAGAGAAAGGTCCTTTTATATTAAAGCCGAATTATGGTACACAAGGTATAAAGATACGAAAAATAGAAGGAGATGAAATCAAGTCTATTCAAAAAGATAAATGGATTGCGTTTCGATACGACGAAAAGCTTATTCAAGAATATGTCTCGGATTGTTTTGTTGACACGGCTCGACATTTCCGCATTATTACTAGTTATAAAAATGATGCTCGATTGTTCGCCATAAAAGAATTAAAACAAGACGGAACCAAGATTGCTTCTAACCATGCGAATGGGGCAAATGCTGTGACATGTAAGTTGTCGGGGTGTGATTTTTTATCTGAACAAGAGAATCGATTTATCCTCAAGAGCTGTGTTCAACTCCTAGAACTACATGAGAAGGAATTTAAAACGGTACCTTTCATCGGGTGGGATGTATGTTTGACATGCGATGGACCATACGTCTTTGAAGGTAATTTGGGAGCATCTATGGGTCCATCTGATTATTATCCAGAATATAAACAGATCATGGCGGAGTTGTATAAGACATCTTTTAAATAAGATTGAGTAAAAATTGAAGGAATAAAAAATACACTCTTACTATAAGAATGTTGATTCCAGTGAAATGTTTCACGTGCGGAAAAGTGATTGGAGACAAATACAATTACTACCTTCAGGAAATCATCAACCGGAAAAGCAAGGACAAAGAGGTTCCAAAAGACTCGCAAGAACACATTCAATACCTAGATGAAGACTCTATCCGAAAGACGGTGGAAGGTGACATTTTGGATGAATTAAAAATGACGGACATGTGTTGTCGGAGGCATTTCCTAACCCATGTCAATATATTCTAACTTTTTAGGAAAAAGTTAACAAAAACGGGAAGATAATGACGGGAAGATAATGACGGAAAGATAATGACGGGAAGATAATGACGGGAAGATAATGACGGAAAGATAATGACGGGAAGATAATGACGGGAAGATAATCACGGGAAGATAATGACGGGAAGATAATCACGGGAAGATAATCACGGAAAGATAATGACGTTATGGATTATTTTTTATTCCGGTTTCGTTTATCCTTTAGAGGATTTATTTTAAAATTGACCTTCTTCTAACTGTAAAAGAGAAGCATAGAAAAATGTCTACACTTCAACTCATGACAGCACGCCGCGAGGAGGTCATCCAATCTTACAACTCGGCAAAATCATCCAACTATCGGCTTTTCCTGGAAGGGGATGACAAAGCTACCTCGGAATACATCTTCCCCAATCAACGAGAAGATGCGTTCCAGATTGTCAACCTATTTTACACAAAGAAAGTTCGTGTCGTAAGCATTCAGAAGAAGACCAAGGTCGGTGCGGATGGTCTCATGGTTGAAATCGCCAAACTTATGACGACACATAACGATGATGCCTTTGTAGTCAATCCGGCAAATGTACGTATCCTCACGGGTATGAGCAATGCTGGATGGGAAAAAGATATGATTGAGAAAGCACCTAGCTGCTTCCAAGATAAAATATTCCATCATGGTAAACTGTCCAAGTCAGACCTGAAAGACATGAAGAATGGTCTACTCATTTTGGACGAAGTCGACACTGGGAACAAGGAGTTTCAAGTACTTCATATGACCCTCAAGGATGCCGGTATCTTGGACGTGAAAAATATGGAAGAAAACAATAACCGGTTTGTCTTTATCAGTGCGACCATGATGCGCGAGCTGTATGACTTGTATCAATGGGGTCCGCTTCATGAACTCTACAAGATGACCATACCAGCTTCGTACATCGGCCATCAAGACTTCTTGAAACATGGACTGGTGAAAGAGTTTTATTCCCTGAACACAAAGGAAAACGCAGAAAAGTGGATACAAGAGGATATTCTTGCGTATAACACAGATTATCGAGTTCATCTGGTAAGACTAGACAAGAAGACGGTGGAGAGTGTACACAACGCATGTGTTCGGTTCAAGGTAGACTTTCGAAATCATACCTCCACCGACCGTTTATCGAAAGAGGATATCGACGAATACTTTAATGTTCCATTAAAGAAACATATTGTGCTTGGTGTGAAAGGATTCTTTCGACGTGCCAACCTAATCCCAAATCGCTGGAAACTTCGTATCGGCGCGACACATGAATTGTATACGAAAAAGGTAGATAACAATGTTCAGATTCAAGGACTGACTGGACGAATGACGGGATATTGGCGCGACGTCCTAGAAAAGGGTCACAAGACAGGTCCGCACCGAACCTCCATCCAGGCAATTGAAGAATATGAACAGACTTATCTCGATCCCTTCGGAAGGAACTCGTATCAAACCGCAGGATTCAAGAAGAAGAATGGAAAGGTATCGATTGTACCATCCATGCTTTCACCTAAACATATTGAGAATATGGTTCCAGTTGCGTTACCGGTAGTGTCGGTGGATATCCACTTGTATCGTATCTACAGTGATGAAAATACGGTGCGTTTTGTGTGTAATATCCTAGGATACGAATATCGGCCAGTGGAAAAGAAGAATGGCTTTAAAGAAACTTCACTGAATAAGGCTGCTTGTGTGGTATCGTTACAGGATGCGGTCGCAGCAGTACCTACCGCGTATGGAACGAATAAAGGGGTCACCACGTGGCGTACCTATTTGCCGTGCTACGTCGATATCAAAGACAATACCACCTTACGATATGTGGTAGTGATACGACCCACTACATCCAAAGATAAATTGGATGAATGCGACCGGCGGTTTCAATCCCTCACATTGTAAGATGTAAGTGATTACATGATATTTTTATTCACAGTTCCTGGAAGTCCGTGACCAAAAAGAACCATGTACAACAGGATGATTGCCCCCAAAAACACGCTGCGGTCTTCAGCCACGGCTGGGGTCTGATTTAGACCAAACACCATGACAAGATACAAGATAATTCCAATCATTAGAGAGTGCAACAACATCATGATACCTCGTTCCATTACACTAATCGGATAAAATATTCTCTTAGAGTATGCGAATGAGTCGCAGAGTAAAACGCAGAACCAAGAGAAGGAAGACCCGTACCAGAACTATCAAGATCAAGATGAGGGGAGGTTCTGACCCCATGAGTGAATGGGGAAATGTATTCTCGAATTTAGGATATTTGTCTCAATCTGCGTTGAATATGTTTAGTGTACCCATTCCGACTATTGTCGGACAGATGCCCAATTCTCCATTGGTGAACAAACAATTCCCCCTAATTCAACCATTGGCTCTAGATTAAAATATTGTACCTAATTATATGGCCAAACTACGTTCCAAGACTGAAGAAGGATTTGACCTTACACAAATGTGCACGCCGGCTACCCTCTACTTTTTTCTCTCTATTCTCGGGATGTTTTTAGTAGGAATGGCCAACCTGGATAGCCCCGACCAACTGTGCATCGGTGACTACAGCTGCGATGTAGGCAACAATACGGTCGTCTTTATCCTCAATGGTATTTACATTTTGTTCTGGACCTTCATCTTGGACCTCATGTGCAAGAACGGTTATGGTTCATTGTCCTGGTTCGTGTTCCTTTTGCCGTTCCTCATTACCTTTATCTTTTTAGCCACGATTATGATCCGTAATAATTAATCATCACCTAAACAATAATTAAAACATATAAAATAATCGTCTATCATATAAAAGATGAGCCGTAATGACGAAGATTTTCAGTTTTCTTTCGTGGACAAATACTTTAAAGAAAACTCCCTCGTAGACCATCATATCACATCCTGTGATACGTTTTATGATGTAAGCATACCCAAGATTTTTAAAGACAAGAACCCCATTCGTTATTATGGTATCATGGATGAGAAAACCAAACAATACAAATACAGCGCGAGGTTGTATTTGGGAGGTAAAAACGTAGACAAAATCTATTATGGAAAACCCATGATTTACGATGGGTCAAACCAACACTACATGTTTCCAAATGAAGCACGTCTGCGAAACATGACCTATGGTATATCTATCCATTACGACGTTGATATTGAACTTGAAGTGAATGGTGAGATGGTGGTAAAAACGTTACCGTTGAATAAGTCTCATTATTTTCTCGGTATGTTCCCTATCATGTTACAGTCAAAACTGTGTATTTTGAAAGGCCTTCCCGTCGAGACTCGTTTTCAGATGGGTGAATGTAAGTACGATTATGGAGGATATTTTATTGTGGACGGAAAAGAGAAAGTACTTATTCCCCAAGAGAGTTTCGGTAATAACCTCATTTATACTAGACTTGTCAAAGATGGGAAACATGACTTTTCTGTAGAGGTTCGTTCTGTATCTGAAGACATTTCAAAACCACGACGCACCCTCGCCATTCGACGTGTACAGAAAGGAAGTAAGTATTCGAATGAACAATTCGTGGTGTTTATACCGGATGTGCGTGAGCCTATTCCTCTTTTTATTCTGATGCGAGCTCTAGGGATTACAAGCGATAAGGAGATTTGTCAGACCATATTACACGACCTGGAACGAAACGAAGATTACCTCGAGCTGTTGCGCCCCTCTATTCATGACGGGAACCTCGTCTTTCACCAGAAGACCGCACTTGAATTTATTGGTTCATTTACCAAGTTACATACGGTTCATTCGGCTTATCGTTGTATTGTACAACAATTATTGCCTCATATCGGAGAGATGAACTTTAAAGCCAAGGCCTGTTATATTGGATACATGGTGTTTGAACTTCTAAAACTCATCCGACAAGAGGAGAAACCTACGGACCGTGACAATTACAAATACAAGCGTGTTCAGTCTACCGGTCAACTTATGAAAGACCTATTTATTGAATATACCACGGAAATGTACAATGAAATATACAAGACCGTAGACAAAGAACTTTATTACCATAATGCTACCTACAACGACGAAGAACCTGTGGTAGACCAGAACTATAAGTTTTTGAATCTTTTTTCGGATGAACTCTTTTCGCCTCGCACGGTAGAGGAAGGATTCAGGAAAGGATTCAAGGGAAATTGGGGAGCACATGGTCATACCAAGCGTGTTGGAGTCATTCAAGCCCTCAATCGTCTCACGTATCATTCTTTTATGAGTCATTTGAGACGGGTTGACCTGGATATCGACGAATCCAACAAGCTGGTGGGACCTCACTTGCTACACGGGTCACAATACGGCCTGTTTGACCCACTAGATGTTGGAGGGAGCGTAGGTATCGACAAACAAATGTCTGTATTATGTGCGTTTACTCCTCTGATTCGAAACGAAGACCTCTTTCACTGGATACAGACGAACATGACCCAAGAAGAGGTTCGTATTCACTTCTTGGAAGAAATTGATTATCGAGACATGGCGACACACACGAAGCTCTTCATCAATGGTTCATGGATTGGGATTGTTAAGGACCCTTTGAGGTTCAAAGATGTGTTTATCGCAGCAAGGCGATATGGGCTTCTTCATCCCATGATTAGTATTGCGTTTGACATGAAATACAAGACCATCTTCTTGTACAGCGACGAGGGGCGCGTGGTTCGTCCGTTGTTTTACTTTGAAAATAATAAAGATACCAAGGTCATTAGTTACAAGGGGCGAGATGACCGTACCTGGTCCGAGTGTATCTATGGAAAGGTCAATACCAAAAGGACCACCTTTGTAAACAAGAACGACCTCTCCGCGAAGCCAGCGTCTAACTCACAGACTGTATTGGAGTATCTTGATAATTCCGAGATGGAAACTTTATATGTGGCTTCCACTGTTCATCTACCTTCTCAACACGATTATACACACGCAGAAATCCATCCTTCCTGCTTGTTTGGTATCATGGGCAATCAAATTGTATTTCCAGAAAATAGCGCATTGCCTCGTAATGATTATAGTTGTATTCAAGGACGTCAATCGGTATCCTTATACCATTCGAATTACCTAAACCGTATCGACAACATGGGAGTCATACTCGATTATGGACAGAAACCGATTGTCAAATCGAGATATACACATTATCTGAACAACGAGGCGCTTCCATATGGAGAGAATGCGATTGTTGCTATCATGACTCACACCGGCTATAACGTTGAAGACTCCATCCTCATCAATGAATCTGCCGTAAAACGCGGGCTATTTCATACGACCTACTACACCATGTATGAGACATACGAAGAAACGGGTTCATTAGCCGGGAACAGTGAGAAACGCATCGCGAATGTGACCAAATTTCCTACGACGAATTTAAAACCTGGATACAATTACAATGAGCTTGATGAATATGGACTCATCAAGGTAGGGACGATACTCACGGATAAAATGGTGATGATTGGACGCATTCAATTTCAGAAAGAGAGTCCAGACAAGATTGCTGACGCAAGTGTTTTTTCTAGTAAAGGTCATACGGGAATTGTAGACCGCGTCTACCTGACAGAAAACGAGGAAGGCAAGCGTATCGCCAAAATCAGGGTACGTGAAGAACGTACTCCCGAAATTGGAGACAAATTTTCCAGTCGTTGTGGTCAAAAGGGTACCATTGGTACTCTTATTCCAGAAGAAAATATGCCCTTTACCAAGGAAGGTATACGTCCTGACCTCATCATCAATCCACACTGTATGCCGAGTCGAATGACCATCAATCAGCTTATCGAATGTCTTTTTTCGAAAATGGCTGTTCAAAAGGGAATTTCTGTCGACTGTACAGCATTTGTCAACAAGGGACCGAAGCATGCGGAGGCGGGTAAGATACTACAAGGATATGGATACCATTCCTCTGGAAATGACCTGTTGTATAATGGAATGACTGGTGAACAAATTGAGAGCGAGATTTTCATTGGTCCAACTTACTATTTGAGACTCAAACACATGGTACAAGATAAAATCAACTATCGTGCTGGTGGTCCACGTGTGGCGCTCACAAGACAAACCAATCATGGACGAAGTAATGATGGTGGTCTTAAAATTGGCGACATGGAACGTGACTGTATTTTGTCTCATGGAATGAGTGCGTTCATGTGTGACTCCATGATGAAACGAGGTGACGCATATCAAATGGCCATCTGTAACCAGTCAGGTTCTATTGCGATTTACAATCGGGATACACAGCAATTCTATAGTCCAATGGTGGATGGTCCTTTGATGTTTGAGAAAACAGAGAACGATACGTTTACCCCTTCACTCATCACCAAATACGGAAAAGAGTTTAGCAAGGTAGATGTTCCCTATTGCTTAAAGTTACTCATTCATGAACTTACTGCGATGAATATACAAATGCGTCTTATTACCTCTGACAACATTGAAAATTTAACTACCTATGGTAAGAAAACCCTGGGTAAATTTGAAGACTACCTCAAAAAAAGTGAAGTCTTTGAACAGATGACTCTAGAGGAAAAAGAAGCCCTTTCGAGAGATGTTGAGTCCTTGAAACAATCCGGACTCTATACTCCTTTGGCTGAGAAACAGTCACGTGAAACCATTCTTCGTGCTCGGGAGGAGCTAGAAAAAAAACGAATCACCCCCGAGGATTATCGTGAAATCTTAAAGGTACCTTCGACAACGACAACTACGGTTGTACCTGAGACTCCTCCTGTCTTAAAGATAGAACCTGAGTTAGAAGAGCTGGAAGAATACAATCCTATCGTGGAAGATGAACCCTCCTCGGAAGCAAAATCGGAAACAAATACCGAGACAAAATCAGATGTAGAACCAGAACTAGAAGGAGATGTGAAAAAGATTATATTGAAGGGACAAGTAAAAGAATG